ACACGAACACGGCGGTAAACCCGTGCAGGAGTCCGAGGTTCACGCCATCGCTGTCGATGCCGGCGGACCCGTAGTCCTTCGCCTCGATCAGCGGGATGGGAACGATTCGTTCACTGAAACGCATGTGAGAACTCTCCTGTCAGGTTTACGAACGGGTGGCGAGGACGACGAAGGGTGACAACGTGTTCGTTCCCTTGAACGGCGTGATCGCCGCACGCGGAACCGCCTGGCCGTCCACGCGATAGAAGGCGCGAAATGCCTGCTCGCCCTGTGCGAAGTAGACGTGCATCGAGGACGCCTGCTCGACGCCGCCCTTGCGAATCACGCGGTACTGCGAGAGATCCACGAGCGCGATGTCGCCCACCGTGCCGACCGTTTCGGCGTATTCCACAAAGAGGACCGGACGGCCCCACAGACTGATCACGCCGCCGTCGGTGACTGTGGCGTAGGGGTACCGGATGCCGCTGGTGCCAATCGGCTGAATCAGTTCGGCGAACTGCTGGAGCGTGTCCACATTTGCCAGCCACACCGCATTGCGATGCGAGCCCGCCGGCATCCGCATCCACATCTTGGTGACGTTGGCCCCCACAATCGTGGCGGCCGACTGCCCGGTTTCCTTGCTGACCGAGACGAGGCACGGCGCATTCAGGAAGCCGAGCGGAGCGGACGCGCCGTTGCCGCGGTAGATCTTGTTTTCGGTTTGGAAAATTAGTTCGCGCGAGAAAGCGCCATCGAGCTCGCCGCCCAGCGCGACGGCATCGGACAAGAGTTCATCGGTCATCGCGCCCAAGGCGCCGACCTTGCGCAGCTTCATTTCAATGCGCGCGAGTTTCGTGTTGCTCAGTGTGGGGGCCGTGCCCTCGTCCACCCAGTAGCCGAGAATGCCGCCCTGCCGCGAGCCATCGGCGCGGGAGGTTTCATCGAAGACGTTGTAGGCGATGGAGTTGCCGCTGATGGTTCGCACATCGCATCGGGCCAGAATGTCGCCGTTCTCATACATGGTCCGTTCGATCCCCGGCGCCACTTCCATCGGGACGGCGAACCCGAGATTGGAATCGACCTGTGTGCCAGCGCCCGTCGCCGCCGCTTGGAGGCGTGGATCAAGGCCATGCCCCAAACCGGCGTTCCGAACGGCCAATGCGAAATGCCCGAGGGCGGCATGTCGCGCTTCCTGCTGCACATGCGCAGGCGCCGTCGTGGCGACTTGTGGTCCCCACCGACGCTCGGTCGCGTGGTCCAGCCCAAGGCTGACGCTCGAGGCATCAATCCCGCGGGACTGCGCAATTTCCTCCTGCTGATACCGTTCGGCGCGGGCCAGGTCGGCCGCGATCGTCGCAGCCTGCTCGGTCAGTGTGATCAGTTCGGCATCAATGGCGTCAAGTCGGACCACCTGTTCCGGGGTCCGCTCGGCGACGGCCATGAGCTTTCGCCCTTCGGCTTTCAGCGTGGCTTGCGCTTTGTCGTTGTCGGCCTTGGCCTGCCTCAGCGCCTTGATGTTCATCGGATATCCCTCTCCTGCCGGAAAACAAAAAAGGGCGCGTGCTCAGGTGTGTGCGGGGGACAGAGAGCTGCCGCCGCATGACCCGAACACGCGCCCTCAACGGAGTGCGCGTTTTCTCTGTAGAGGACTATCGGCGGATTTACACCGCCGCGGATTTATCTACTGGCAGAAAATACCGCTGCAAGGCATGGCGAATGATCCGCGTCACTGGTTCGTTATGGCGTAAGGCCACGCGGCACATGGCGTCATACAGCGGCGCGCTCAGGCGGATGTCTACCTTCACCGAGGGACCATCCGGAGATGGCGGGCGTCCACGTTTCTTCATCAGTAGCGCTCGAGTCTCCGACGCCGATCCGCGTCTACGGTTGCCGCGAGGAGTGAGAGCGCGTCATCTTCGGCGCGTAGCCCCGACCGTGACGAGGCGCCGACTAGGCCGGCGATCGTCTCGTCCATCGTGGCAATGCGGTCGATAAGTCCCGCGGCGAGCGCATCCTGTGACGAGAGCGCCCGGCCTTCCCCGTACCCGCCCTTGATAGCGGCCTTCGACACGCCGCGCCCGCGCGCCACGGCGCTGACGAACGAGGCATAGGCCTGATCGGCCAATCCTTGTAGCCGCGCTTTGTATTCGTCGGTCAATGGCTCGAAGGGGTTCCCTTCCGTCTTGTATTTGCCCGCGGAAATCAACGTCATCTTGACGCCTTCCTTCTCGAGCGCGGCACTCAGGTCTTGGTGCACGAAAAACGCGCCAATCGAGCCGATCGAGGGATTCAGGGCGCTCGGAATCCCGACGATTTCGTGCGCCTGTGAGGCGATCCAATAGGCGGCGCTCGCCATGGTGCTGTTGGCCACGGCGATGATCTGTTTCTGCTCGCGGGCCGCGAACACGGCATCGGCCGCTTCGGGCACCCCGGGTACCGTGCCACCAGGCGAGTCCACGTCGAGCACGATCGTGCCCACGCTCGCATCGGCCGCCGCGCTGTTGACCATTGCCGTGATCCGCTCGGCCGATACCCCGCCGCTGGATTCGTCCATCGCGCCCATGCGGTGTGCGATCACGCCCCGGATCGGAATAACCGCGACACCCTTTCCTGAGGATGGGCCGCCACTCGAGGACCGCGCACCAATGCGTGCCTCGATCTCCTCGCGCGTGAACTCATGGCCCGCCGCGCGAAAGGCAAGCACGGATAGAATCTCCGAGAGTTTATCGGGCAGAATCGCCCACGGTGTGGATGCAACATAGTGGCAAATGTGCGTGTATTTCACTGTGCAATCTCCCTGATTTCCACCGCTACACCGAAGATCTGTTCCCGCGCCACGTTGTTTGTCGCGGGATCGTAATAGAACTTGGCGTTTGGATCACGGAGATAGAGATCTGCGCGCTCATGCCCCGGTGTGTCATCGGCGAACGAGCAGCGATTACTGACGTCTTCGCCGTGACAGAAGACCCGGAGATTGATCCCGTTCCGCCTCAATGCGTGCCACCGTTCGACCGTGAGCGGTCCATAAAAGCGCCGGCCGGACATAATGTGCCCGATGAGGGGCGACATCAGCAGCACACTCGTTGAAGCTAATAACTCTCGTCGTGTCATGCGACCTCTTCAAGGGCTAAGGCGGCGAGTCCGGCTGCATAATCGTCGGTATGCCACGTTCCGAGCGCGGCGATCCAATCTCCGGTGACGATTTGCGCGGCTTGCGACGCGCAATACTGCCGCGCCTGCTCGATCGACCACACTAAGGTGGCCGCGACGAGGTCGGCGTGATTGTCATAAAACGCTGTCACCGCGCCCACGAAGCCGTCCTGATCGGCCGCGAACCGCACCGCATACTTCTGCACGGCGGCAATTTCCTTGCGTAGCACGCGCGCGGCAGATTCCAGCGCAATCGCTTCGGCTTTCGCGCTCGCGGGATTCTTGGGCGCGTTCTGCGATCCGCCCGCTTGGCTCCCTTTCAGGAACGCCGGATCGATCGGTTCATCAAGGCCCGGGAGTTTGTTGCGGTTTTCCAGTTCGCGTACTTCGTTTCGGGTGTATGTGCCGGTCATCACCGCGACTTGGTATGCCTGCCACCGTTTCTCAATATCGCCGCGCACAAGTGCATCCCGCACGAACTCCATGTAATAGGTGTCCGTCTGGATGATGAGTTGATCGTTGACATTCGACTCAAACAGCGACAGCCAGGACCCCATGGAGAACGTGACGAAGTTTTGATTGAACTGCGCGGCGTTGCCGAAACTCGGGTCGTTGTTCTCGAGCATGAGGCGCGGCACGCCGAGCCATCGCGCGACTTCATCGACGGAATGCTGCCGCGAGAGCAGCATCTGCGCGTTTTCGGGCGTCATGGTGTTCGGGATCCATTCGGCGCCCTGCTCCGCAATCCACGGCATATGCCAATGGCTCGGCCCTGCGGTCGAATCCACAATCGACCGCGCCATCCGCTTGCTGGCCTCGTCATCAAGTAGACCCGCGACTTTGACGACGCCGCCGTGCATGGCCCCGCGCCCGTACACCGCTCCCGCATACGTCTGTTGCGCGAGCGAGAGGCCGAGGCTTTCCCGTGCGTAATCGAGAATGCCCTTCCCAACAACCCCGTCGTCGGCATTGATTCGCATGTGGAAGACGTCGTCTTGCGTGTATGTCGTGGTTCTGGATGTCTTCGGGTCGCGCACGTCGTACACGACACGCCGGCTGTCGAGCTGTTTCGGGGTGACCAATGATGGGTGAATCGGCCAGAGCTGATCGAGGAAGCCGCGCGACCCAGGAACGATCAGGTCGTACGAGTTACCGAAGTCGATCAGATGGAAGACGCGTTGTTGCCGCCAATCGAAAGAATTTTGCGCGACGTTCGGCTTGCGTCCCACAACATCCCCGACCGTGATGTCAATCGGTTCGCGGCCACCATCCGGCAGTCGCTTGTAGGCAGGGAATGGAATCATCCCGCAACAGAATCCGAGCAAGGCCCGCCCGCGAAACCAGGCACTGACCGTTTTTGCTTGATCTGAGTCGATCCGTAAGCCTGTTGCTGTCATCCGACCGCCAGCCGGTTGATACCAGAAGTCATCCGTCGGCCCGTAACTGGCCTGGAGCGAGCCGCCGAACAAGCGCGCGAGCACATCCATCAGCGTTGACCCCATGAGACAAATTCCACTGGCGCCTGCTTTCGCCACTCGGGCATCACGAATGGAAGGCTTTCGTACGTCAGCACATCGACGTCCTGCAGATCGGGATGTTCGACCACGATCTCGCACCGATCGCCGGCGTCGGTGCTATCGCGCACGGCGTGAATCGTGGTCTCCCACGGCAAGTGCAACGCCTCCTGCAGCAGTTCATACGACACGAGAAATCGCGCGATCCGCATCAGCGTGGTTTCCTGATGCGCAGGTATGGCCACGCCCCCGCGACCATGACGAGGCTCCCTGCAATGATGTTGGCGATGGGGCGAGAGAGCGACGAGACTCCGACATACAGCAGGAGAAACCCACACAGGCACACGACGAGGTTCACGTTCTGCGCGAGCAGGCGCAACAGCCTAGGTGCCATGTTGCGCCCGCTGCCGTTGCTTTAAGGCCCACCGCAGCAGTTCGCCGTACGGGACGGTTGACGGATCCGGGTTGTACCCGTATTCCAGCTCGAACCAATCGATGATCACTTTCCACAACAGCGGTCTCATGCGCCAAGCGTCCGCACGCCGCGGGTCAAATAGACGTTCGGTACGAGCATTCCTTCCGATACGGCATCGGTGCGCGCTTCCCAACTCAACACCGCTGCCATGACCGCGTCGATCTTGTGTGGAGAATCGCTCCGTTCTTTCCGAATCAGCCACACCGGCTTGCCCTGCTCATTGACCCAGTTCAGATCGTCACGTCTGGCGTTCGCGAGATGCCGTTGCAAGCGAGGATTGCCGTCGTGACTGAGCCGGCACTCTTTGATCGCGGTGTCGAAGTTTTCCAGCGCCGCGGACATCGGCCGCCGGCGGTTCGTCCACCATTCCACGACATGATCCGGTCCGAACTCACCCGCCCACGATGCGATCCACGATTGCCAGTACGGCGGATCGGCATAGAGTTTCCACACCGCGTACGTCTTGAACAGGTACCGCACGGCCTCATCGACTTCCTGTGCAGGTACTTGCCAATCGTCACGCCCTGGTGGGCATTCCCAGAGGCCAGCCAGCCACTGGTACCCGGTTTCGACGTGCGTCGCGACTAGGGCCGTCGAGTCGTGAAACAGCGCGCCGTCAAATCCGACCGTGATCACGTCGCGTTTACGGACGGGAGTGTCGTCGCGCTTCAACGCCTCCCACAGCCGGACGTTGAACGCTTGTAACGAACTCTGCACCAACCGGTTGGTCCAGACCCGTTCCCAGAAGGCGCGATCGGTGGTCGGGTCATTCCAAATCGCCACGATCCCGTCGATGTCCCGCCAGGCCGCGGCCGGTCCGGACGCTTCGATCACCGCCGCGCGCGCGCCGTCGCGGGTCGTTAAGTCGTGTTCGTCGCCCGCTTGCCGATGGAAGAAAAACAGCGTGGAGTCCGTGACGCGGCCGTCGTCAACGGCTTTGGCGTAATCCATCGTGTCTTCCGCTACCGAGCCCCTGCCTGGTTCTGGCGCGGTTGTCGTCTCGAGCATCCACGGGTCGGCGAGTTTCCGCTTGGCGAGGTTATTGAGCATCGTCTGATGCGCCTGTTTCAGCCGCGGCAGAACCCACCAGTGCGTTTCATCCATCACGGCAAACGTGGTGCGCGCACCGTCGCGCGCGTTCGGCGCCGCCGACAGGGACACGGCTTTGCCGTCTCCGTGCTTGCGCATGATGCGCTCGAGCCCGATGTCAAAATCGTCACGGAGCGGGCCCTCTTCGAGGATGATCCGTAGCGCTCCGTAGGCGAGCTCGTCGGATTGCTCCTCGGTGTAAGCGACGAGTGGGATGTACGGGTCGGTGACTGGCCCGCCGACCGGGATCCAGGCTTTCGCCTTTTTGTCGTATGTCCAATCGATGCACCGCACCGGCGCGGTGTCCGAGAGTTCCGCCGCGGCAATCCAGGCCGCCATTTCCGTTTTCGCCAACCCCTTCGGCAGCGACACCCCAGCGCGCTTGAACCGCCGGCGGCCGGCGAGTTCGTGGGCCTTCGGGTAGACCTCATACATCCGGTAGATCAGCGCCCGCTTTTCGTCATCGAGCATGGCCGGCTGTCCGCGCAAATCCCCTGGCCCAAAGACGAGGCTGTCTTCGATCCACTCGCACACCTTCAGCCCGAGTGTCGGGTAGTAGGCGCGATCTTGCGGTACGGTCAGAATCACTTCACCGCCATCAGCACAGCCCGCGGGTCAGTGCCACTGCGTGCCGTCGTGTGCCGCCGCTGCTGTTTCTGTTCGGCCGCTTCGCCTCTCGACACTTCCCACTGCAATCGGCTGCGATCGAGCGGTGAGAGCCCAAACCGTGACTCCTGCAGCCGAATTTCGGCCATCGTCCGCATGCTCGGCGCCTTGTAGAACTCATCCCACAAGACCGCCAGACGCCCTAAGGCGTCGATGTCCGTCTCGATCCATTGGCTGGCCATCGGCGAGCTCCACGCGTGTTCCCACGCCGTTACCGTCAGCGTGTGCCACGTCCGCGCGTCCGGATTCGGGATCGCGGGAATGCTCGGCGAGTCCGACGCGCTGATCGTCGCCATGCCCGCTCGTTTGTTCGTCCGCTGGCGCACATGTGCCGCCTTCGGCGCTGGTCCCCTACCGGCCATAACCGCTACTCCAAGGCGAAAGGCGAAAGCCCGCGGCGACTCCCAGACCCGTAGACACCGAAATCAGGCCGCGCAGCGGTCTGGGTACTTGCGGGTGCGGGGAGTTCGG